AGCCCCACTAATAATAATATTTCTCTTAAGATCAGTACCAGTTGTGTCTACATACATGTAAAGCCAACCACATCTAACCTTTTTATCTTGGTCAGCAAATGGATTGAATTTCTTAAATAATGAATCGAAAGGGATGACTCTAACCGCTCTTCCTCCTGTTGTATAAGCTGTAAAGCTTGTAGCTGGGACAATAGCTGTTGATACATCCAATCTGAATACATTCTGGCTTATTATTGATGTAATAGGAAACTGCTGATCATTGATCTCCACCATCCCTTCAATCGCTGTAAGGAATATGACATCGGCTCCCTTCTGTTCATCATCGGCATTAAGGCTGTAGTTATTCCAGTCTGTAGTAACTTCAATGGTAGCTGCATCAATGACTGTGATGTTACGAATCCTAACAGGATTGTCTTCTGATTCTGTAACGGCTAATCTCCATATTTCACCTGTATGTCCTCCTCCTATACTGAAAGGTGCACCGGCTGTGTATGCGAAGGAATTCCAATTACCGTAATCAGCTGCGAATGAAGCCCAGTTAGGATAAGATAATAAATCATTCCATGTGACATCAAATGCAGTAACGTATGTACCCATGCAAGAGAGAGGTAGACGATAGATGGCATAGTTATCTTCATCATAGTTTGTTGTTAAAATCCTCTTGGAGATTTCTTGTTCTTGAGGAGGATATATAAGATAATGATCCCTATCTGCATCTACTGAACCTGCGAAACATAGAGAAAAGTTCTCTCCATCGACTTCGTTATATGAGAAGTCAGGAATGTTTTCATCTTGTCTCTCCACCCTATATCCGTCTGATATTATCAAACCTCGAGGAGAAGCAGCTGATGTTCTATTAAGATAAGTTATGACGCTGAAAGCAGCTTCACTACCCCTAGACTCATCGATCTTGTCTAGGACGAAAGGAGTAGTATCATTACCTGTGTATTTAAGAACCCATGTAGCTTGCTCCGTAAAGATGATTAGATCGTCTCTATTGAATGATGCACCTTGAATCCAGGTTCCATCAGGGATATCGATGAAACCAGCTCCTGTTGCTGAAGTTCTGAAATCATCTGAACTAGCACCTGTACCGGAAATTCTTATTCTTTTTGGATATATGGTTCCATTTTCTGTAGTACGTAGAAGGAGAAGTCTGTCTTTCATCTGAAACATTAACAAGGTTGTTAATGTAGTAACTGCAACTGGAATTGCAGCTGATGTCTCCATTGTGTAGACATAATCAGTGACAGTAGTTCCATCATAAGATTGAATAACATCTTTATTATTGCTAAACAACAACCTAGGCGTATCAGCAGCTGGAGGATAGTTTACCCATGAGAAGAAGTTGAATTTATCTCCTGTATAAGGAGTTGCTGGAGATATATCCTCAAGAATATTCAAGGTAGAGTTGTATCGATTCACATATCTTGTGTCAGCAACGATAAGCTCTTTCACGTTACTAGCTGTAATGAAATTAGCTACCATCATCACAGGATTTCCAGGCATGAAGCTGTAGGTAACTAAAACAGTAGATGCAATAGCAGGAGGAAGTGTAAAGGTTACAGAGATAGCTCCTGTAGTATAGTTTATCGTCCCAGTACCTGCTCCTGTAAAACCACCAACGCCATTATCTGTTAATACTTGAGCTGGGTTAGACCCAGTAACCACAACGCTACCACGTGCAATCTGTGCAGTACCAGCAAGAGTGAATACAGTATTTATTCCGTTAATAGTACCAACCATGGGAACAGCGGCTAGAGTATGAACTATCCGGGATTCCCGGTAAGTTGAACCACCACGCTCACCTATAGCGAAGTAATTGTAACCTTCTCTCTTAGACATTGTTCCACGGTAGATGTATCCATCAAATAACTCTTCCTGTGCATCATCAGGAATAAGCCATGGTTGTAGCCTTCTATCTAATGCTGAAGCAAAGTTGGATATGAGATATGGGGTGTAACTCATTATTTAGCCCTGTAAAATATTCGATAAGTCCATGCACCATTAAATGAAGCGTCTCCGCTTTCATTCTTAACTCTGATATTTAAACCACTGGCATTAGCTCCGAAACCCAGCCTCAATATGTCTGATGCAGCTGATCCTGTTACATATTTCTCTGAATAGGAAAAAGCATTAACCAAACCTGCATTGTTAGATGAAAAAGCACCAACCTGGATGAATACACCCTTGGTTAAGAATACTTCCCCATATGTCAATCCAGGCACAGCAGCTATGGTGACGTAGCTAGCATCATTAACTGTAACGCTGCCAGTGATACTTAAATCTGTTGGAGTCAATGCATAATCTACTGCACCATCCCAATATCTAAGTCTTGCCAATCCTGTAGAGTCAATTTGGTTGTATAAATAACCGTTAGACCCAGAAGGTAAAGCAGGAGGAACAAAACCAACTGCTTTAGCTACCATAGTCATCTGTCTATGAAAACCATCAGTACCCTGTGCTGTATCGTTAAATACATGATCAGCATTGATGATTGTCTTCAGACGTGTGAAGTTGACTCCATTCTGTGGAGGAAACAAACCAGGAGATTGTGCAGCGTTTGGTACGTTTGCATTAAAAGTCATATTAAAACTCCGGTGAAGGACGTTGATTTTGATATTGGCAGTTGGTTCTCGAGTAAACCAATGCTCTATAACGTTGAAACACTGGAAAGATATCTCTCCACTTGTCCATCTCTCCGAAGTCTGAGAAGATGTCCAATGAAGCTCCATAGGCTAGATATCTAAACATGTAATCTGCATTGATGCTTCCTTCAGCGTCGAACTCAATCTCTTCATGATAGGCTTGAATCTTGATATGGTATTCTTTATCTGGTGGACCTCTAAAAGTCAGTTCATTGTTGTAGTAGAGAACAGCTGTAGGTCTTTGTGGTGTGTAATTCAATCTATCAGGCCAGTGAGCGTAAAAGTCTGCTGGGTCTTGAAACCACCAGAGATTGAAAGAAAATTGATTGGTATTAGTACTTACACTTCCACTGTTATAGCTATAAGATGCAGTAACAGTGCTACCTATCACAGGAGCTGTATCAAAGACCACTGTCACTTCACCTGAGTTGTAATTGATAGTTCCTGAACCATCTCCCACAAATATGCCTAACTCATTATCAATTAATGCTTGAGCAGGATTGGTACCTATGATCGAGAATGTACCTGCGATGACATAAGGGATAGCAGTGGTAGTAAACACTTTGTTTGCACCATCTATAGCCCCTGTCATAGCTAAACCTTCAACCACAGTAGGTCCTGAATTATTTATGCTTTGAACGTATGCTGTAGGACCTATAGTGGTATACTTCAGCTGTTGCAAAAACACTGGATAAGGATTAAGCGTGGCAGGAGATATATCAAAATCCCACCACGTGTAATTCTTAAAAATCCGTACGTCTTGGCTTGACAGCTGAACTACGAAATCATTGAGGTATTGAGCCATAATCTGATTTGTAAACAACGGGTCGGATGCATCCACACGACCTGTTACATTACGCATGATATTTACAAGATCAGAAACGTTTTTAGGCATAAATCTCCTATTAAGCTACTTCCATCATATGACAAGAAAAACGGTTTCTTTCGCCCACTTGCTTAGTCTCTGTCTTAACTTCTCCAGCATTCTCTACCTTTACTTCAGCGAAGATAGGTACTGCTAGTCTGTTAAGGAATTTAACAACTGGTAATGGAAGATCGTATGTACATCCAGGCTTTAACTGCCCTTTCCAGTCTATTTCTTTATTTCTAACTCTAACCTTAAGAACGTTCTCAGGTTGGTCAAAACGTTGAAACTTAACTTTAATCATCTTGTGAAAAGACTCATCAGGAACTCTCACGTGAATCGGTGGATCACATTTAGGATTTACTTTCTTAGCTTCACTGAATGCTTTTCTTGCATGTAGATTCCATATCGCGTAATCCTCAACTGTTTTCAGCTCAAATGTATCGAAGTCGAAAGGCTTAGCCATCTCAACTTGTTCTTGTTGTGTCTCTATTTTCTTAGCCATTGTTTCCTCATTTTTATTGAGGATGGGGACAAGATATCCCCACCCTGTGTTACTAAACTACGTCACCTCGGTTGACATAGTTGTTGAACTGCCATGCAGTGAAGTAGATAACGTCGTTATCAGCTCCCATGATTGCAGAACCTAATGTCAACTGAACTAAAGGTGGGTAGTCGATGATTGCACGATGCTGTACAGCAGGGCTGACAGGCTGTGTTGGATCACCAAGCAATGGACCAATCTTGGTAACCTGACCACTAGAGGTGTATGCCCCTATGATTGGTACAGGTAATCCAAAAGTGTCATACAACGCGAAAGTAGTAGCTGAGAGAACTCGAACTACAAATGTCTTGTTGTTTACTTCAGGAGCCATTGTTCCAATAACTTTTGTGATAACAACACGGTCATTGTCTGAAAGACTATGAGTGCCTGTAGTCACAACACCAGGTGATGCAGTTGTAATTCCTGAAATCACTAGATGTTCGTTATAGAAACCACCAGGCAATGAAGCGTTGGTGATACCGTTGGTTGTTTCTAATACGGAAGTAAGGTCAGTAGTACCTCGTCTTACGATACGCTCATCACCAGC